CTATAGCAGATTCTGGATTGATTACAGTCCCAGGAAACTGTGAAACAGAACTCGTCCCACCCTCTGGTACAGTATATTTACCATGATAAGTCGCCCCCGTGGTACCAAAGTTGTTGACGTCATCGAAACGTATCCAAAAACTTACACCGGTTCGTTGACCAGAATTGTTACTTCCTTGAAATTGTACACAATCCACATAAGAACTACCAGTATCACCAAACGAGAAAGCCTTTTTCGCTTTATCTAAGGAAATTGTGCCATGCAAGGTTCCGAAATCTTGTCTCAAACGCGTTTGCGAATCGTGACGCGTTGATTTAAAAGGTATCATTCTGACTTGATTAGGTGTTACACCCACGTTCAAAATATCGAAATTGCGCGTATCAAAACCCAGGGTTGGAGCTTCACGTCCATAACCTTTTGTTTGTATCGCGTCTATATCAGAAATAATTAAATTACTTCTAACACAACAATCTCCACCTACATCTAAATCTGCGTTTCCGTAAAAAGAACCAGGATCCATACTGTCGTCGGGTGACATATCATATGCTCCACTATTATATAAGTATACGGGTCGTGTCATATTAGGGTTTATCACCACATGTTGTCTGTTATCTATACCCAAAACTGATGTTTGACGATCGTATTTATCGAATTCAAAATTCTCGTACCAATACGGGTTTGAATTCCAACTCAGTGTCGATGTTGACCCGTTGAGGGGGTGAATTGTTTTTCTTCTGAATATAGAACCAAAGGGTGATGTGGTACTACCGAGCAATGTTTCACCCGCCACCATTCGAATCGCATCTATACCGAACTTTTCAGATAATTTACTTATCAATAACTCAGATCTACCTTCAAAATTTCCTATAGTATCTTGTCCCGCCCCGGGTGATTCTTCGTATAATCTATTTTCTATAGCTGTAAGTTCATACGAAGCGTCACCATAAAATCCACCAAATTCTATAGTTTTAGTACCCTTCGTACTAGTAGAATTTTCCGTGGCATCGTTAGATCCTACGTAAATGCGATTTGCTGCGATGTACCCCTCGAATAAACTGTTACCTATGAACTGTTGTGTTAACGATACATTTTGTGCGAATACATTACCATATAATGAAGATGAAACAAAAATATTTTTACCATTAGTCATAGTCACTTGCACATTATCTACACCGGTACCATCGTTTACTGTAGAAGGGTACGAACTTCCATTTAAGTATATAGTTGGTGACGCCTCCCACCACGAATCACCATTCCATTCTAAAATAGATACTTTACTATTTTCTAAACGATATCCCGGGCTTAAATAATGATGACTCAGTGATTGTCCTCTAGTAGATATAGCTATACGAGTTCCGGTATAATCTAATGCTACACTATTACCATATTCATCTCTTCTTTGATTACCATATAATTTACTCTCACTCACCCATGTTTGACTTACAGAGTTATACACATACGTATCAACTACACCGGATTGTGTCGAATATGTTAAATTTTTATTTAAACCCGGCTGACCAGGTGAAGATACAGCTATACGTATATTATTATCATACGAACTATTTTCGTTTGTTTTTGTTATAGCTACATCCCATCCACACCGTGACCACCCAAACCCTTGTGTATCTGTAGACAAATAGGATCTTTCTTCAAGTGTCCATTCATTATTTCCTCGTATTAACTGCCCCAATTGAGTTGTATTTCCCTGCCACGTCGAATACGAACCCCGTGTAAACACGCGCACCCAACCCGGAAACCCATTTGGATCGAATGTACTTACAGGCATTTGGTTAGCATACACATCATAATTTGACGTGTATTGATAATAACCAAAAGTATATAACAAGCCACCCGCACGATTATCCCAAGTTCCAGAGTCGGTCGTGTTTGTAGAATCGAGTTGGTGAATATTTTGTGTACCGGGAGCACCAGCTATAAAATGCTCGCCGTTGTATGACATATACACGGAGTGACCGTATCTACTTAAATTATTATTTACTATAAGAGATGAAGAACTCGATATTGGGATAGTCATGTCTACATCAACAGATGTATTCGAAAATGTTTGTGACCATACACAATTTATCGAATCATATTCGTATACAAACACCGATGATCCACCACTACCCGAACCCGGGGCACCTACGCAAAGTGTGGTAGATGTATTCTGCGCTATACTCACCGAACCACCAAATTCTACACCAGTTGTTGTACTACCAGTTATTACGTTACTACCATACGACCACACACCAGTAGATGCGTTCTTGTCGTATACATACACTTTATTATCTCCCGGTGATCCTACAACCAGCCTATCACCATCCCAATTCAAACTTAAAGCGTATCCAAACTCTGATGTACTCGTTCCTGGATTAGATAAAACTGTAGCACTTGACCACGTGTTCGACGTCTTAGTATAATTGTAAATCTGCACATCATTTACTCTATCTGGGCGACCTATGACAACTGTATTATCATCAAAATCACTTACTATAGGAACTCCTTCTTTTGGACCAACTCTTCGGCGATTTGAATTATAATTAACACTTCCGGATGGATCATGTTGATAACCATATTGATCAAATTCTATCGTGGGCCTGCTTCTTTTACCCTCAAATTGGTAATAGAACGGGCCACCTGGAAAGTTGCTCATTTAAATATGCGCAGATTTAAATAGCGACATTTTGATTCGGTCGTTCCGCGGTAACTTCTACCGTTTTGATAAATATCTGTGTGGCCGTGATACTGAACGTTTTAATTTGATCTGTAACCGTTAAATTTCTGGTTATATTTACATTTCCTGACACGACGAGCTTATCATCGTTTGTATCACTGATGTTAACATTGGAACCGATTTGCAAATCGGTTGTCGGTGTACTCGTATTAATACCCACATTCCCTGCGCTGTAGTGTATTATATCATTGACACCCGTTTCCGTCCACATCCCAGTCGAACTTCCACTCCCCGTAAGATCGGTTCCCCACACGGGTTTAGATCCATCACTCTTTAAAACTTGACCCGAGGAACCTATGGGGAGTTTTTCTAGTGTACACCCACAATCTACGGTATTTGCGTACAAAATATCTCCTTGTGTATACGGTGTGGGTAATCCGCTCATACTTGCCATATCTACCCATTCCGGTCCAACGCCATTACTTTGTAAAACGTACCCAGATTGACCTATGTTCAATTTGGTTAAAGTATCTGTAGCATTTGAGTATATGATATCACCTATAGCGGATGTTTCTATATTAGAAATTCTAGACGAATTATCACTCAGATTAGTTATTATGGACGTTAAATCAGTGGCAAGTGCGACGCCCGTAAGATTTACACCAGAGCCGTAAAATGTATCAGCAGTTACATTACCGGTTACCAGTACATTTCCACTCGCTGTTAAAGATGTTACGGTGTTTCGAAATTCGGTCGTGATAGTGGTAGTAGGAGCGTTAGTCGTAACCTGTTGCAGGGTACCAACCTGCCCCGAAGCTCCAGATACACCCTGCCAACCGACTTCACCAGGTGCTATGACAGTCAAAACATGTCCTGTTGTCTGTCCTATGGATACGTTGGCGGCTTCTATATTTTGATCCGCATATATCATATCTCCGCGTGCCGCGAGAATAGAACTCAAATCAGCTCCACCACTTCCGGTGTATTTTTGTGTGGCACGTCCGACTGAACAACGTCCCATTCTTATAGTTGTACGAGACATTTTCCCGAGGATAAATTATCCGTTTTTTCTTCTTTCTGGTTTGGAATTTTAAATCCACCATGTTTATAAATCTTGAGTCGTTTATTGTACATCGCAAAAAATACCGACCATTGATCTACTATATCGTATATGCGTGGATTGTTCTTTTTACCTACCGTTTCGCGCATGATACGACCTATACTCTGAACAATATCTGATTTAGGGGTTGCGAGAATGACCGTATCAAGACTGGGTATATCGAGTCCTTCGTGCGCTTGACTAAACGTCGCGAATATGATTTGCTTTTTACTGGATTCGGTTAAATCTGCTTCTTTCATTCCACCCATGTATAAACCCGAACGATCCTTAAATCTTTGGTGTAAATATTCACAGTGAAATCGACGATCACTTAAAACTAACACTTGCCGGGTACCCCGAGTCGCGTCTCGAATCGTAGACATTATGAGCGCGTTTCTATCAGGCATTTCAGTGAGTTCCGTGATCATAGTCGCTAAAGAAAGTTTACCGTATCGAGTGCACGGCGGTGGATCTCTGAACCGGTCACATGTAAAGTCTAGGGGGAACATATCGACTTGGTGTTGATTTTCTCGTTCAACTGCAAAAAAAGTGGGACCCATGAACCAATGTAAAACTTTTGTGAGACCATCCTTTCTATTCGGTGTGGCCGAAAGTCCGTATACGTGTTTAGGACACAATTTAAATAAAGATTGCGAAAAAACTTTGGCGCATATATGATGAGCCTCATCGACGATGAGAGTACCTATACTATCAAAATCTTCGAATGAATATTCTTTTAGTGAAAGAGATTGAAGCATCGCGATCACAAAATCACAGTGCACTTCTTTCTTATTTTGTTGGACTATACCTATAGTCGCCCCGGGACAAAATTGCTGTATACGTTCTTTCCATTGATTGGCTAAAAACTCCTTATGAACGACAATCATTGTTCGTAACCCCAGTTTACATGCTATGGCCAAGGATACGGTCGTTTTCCCGAAGCCGCAAGGCAATGAAAGAATCCCGTGGCCAGCTTCGATAGCTTTTCTGAGCGCTTCATTTTGGAAAGTTTTATCTCGTAGTTTTCCTTTAAACGAAACATTTATCTTACACGGTTCTGGTCTTGTATCTTTAGTTGCTTTTCCAAAATTTTCTTCGCCGTAAAATCTCGGTACACATAATCCAGATTTTGCTTTTCTAAACACCTTAAACGGTGGGGGTGCTACACCAAAATCTGCATTAACTATTGGGCGTACCGTTAACGCGCTTTTTATCTCTTTAGTCTCACCGATTATGTAACCGGATCTGGTGAGACTCATCTATCAATTAGTTGTCTATAAGCTTTATATACTTCAACTTCCACGTGTATCCACTATAATCACCAGTGTTCCACACACCCATGTAATCGACATCTATATCCACAAAGTCGCCTTGTTTCAAAGATTGTACAGGCGCACCTTCAAATTTACAACTCACACGATTATATCTGAACGGAACTTTAACCGTGAGAATGTTTCCGTACAGGGGATTATCTACGTTTTTACCTTTAACAAAATACTCAGAAAAGGACTGTTTGCGCCTGACTATCTTATAGAAGTCATCATCTATGATAACTCGAATATACTTTTTATCGTTATGATCATACATGGATTGATGAACTTTACAACGTGTTTTCATATGTACTATCAGTACCCAAACCTATAAATAAAATTATTTAGGTTTCCACTTCATGAACATCGGTAAAAGGAAAAGTCCTCCCAATAATATAACAAAATCAATCATGAGAACCTTTTTGCGTATTTCCGGACACCAATTTTTGAAATCGTTAATTTGTTTCGAATCTTGAGGTTTGGCCCAATGATAAAACATAGCTAAATACGTTGGACCCATGTTCCGCTTACAGTCGTACCAATGATCATAGTACGCTAAAAGTATATAAGGGAAATACAACAGGGCTAAGAGTATCCATTTATTTTTCTTAGGTAAGAACCAATACCCACTGGCTAAACCAACCGTGAACCATATACATTTCCAGTTTACAGATGGTTTTGCGTCGTAACACGGATTATCTTTTTTGTCAATCTCCATTTTAAAATATATAAAGAAAATATATTTTTTTAAAAAAAATGTAAAAGATATTTTTTAAAAAAATTTAAAGGATAAAAATTATTTATATTAAATAGGAATGGCAATATGCTTAGGAATAAATGTGCCGGGTCCAACTTCCAGGAAGATAAAAACATGGAAGTTTGCTGGTAAATTTCTATGGAAAAATGCCACTGTACAAAATAAAACAGAGCTTGGACGATGGACGAAGAATGAGCTTCTTGATCTCGGACCAACATTTGTAAAATTGGGGCAAATCGCTTCGACGAGAGCGGATCTGTATCCACCAGAATTTACAAAAGAACTGGAATCGCTGCAAGATGACGTTCCTCCATGTGAAATTGATATAGATGTAAAACATGATATTTTTAAAGAATTTGACCATGTACCATTCAAATCAGCGAGTATAGGCCAGGTCCACATGGCCGTGCTGCAAAGCGGTCAAAAAGTTGTTGTAAAAGTAAAACGTCCAGGAATCTTGAGTCTCATGAAAGAGGATACGGATACTATACGCGGTATAGTACATTTTTTAGAACGCATTGGTATCGATACGGGGAATAGTTCTGGCCAGGTTCTAGACGAATCTATAGAGTATCTCTTGGGAGAGGCGGATTACAAACAGGAGATTAACAATGCTATAAAATTTAGGAAAAGTATGAAAGATGTCGACTGGGTGAAAGTTCCGAGAATGTATAAAAAATATTCAAACGATGAAATGATCGTCATGGAATATGTATCATCAGTTAAACTCACCGAGATTACAGATAAGAGGGTGAATAAGAAGAAGATATGCGAAGCCCTCATAAACGCATACGTAATTCAAACCATGGATAATGGTCTATTTCATGCCGACCCACATCCGGGTAACTTGGGGTTTTCGTCAAAAGGGAAGCTTGTATTTTATGATTTTGGATTACTCGTACCACTGTCAGAAGAATTAAGAGATGGATTCACAAAACTTTTTGGATTTATAGTTACCCGCGATACCGCGGGTGTAGTTGACACATTGGTGAAATTGGGTGTGATTGTCCCGACTTCTACCGATATTTCAGACATTGAATTATTTTTTGAAAACATCTTAGGGTATTTAGAGACCCTCGACGGTTCTGGAATCGTGAACGATGATCTCGCCGCACAACTCGCGATTGAAAAACCATTCGTTGTACCGAGTAGTTTCGTGTACCTCGCAAAAGCCTTTTCGACTATAGAGGGTATATGTTTGAAACTGGATCCAGACTTTAACTATTTCACATATTTGGAGCCCCTGATCCAACAACAGATAATAGAATCCGTAGATGTTGGTGATATATTCATGAAAACGACAGAGATTCCTGGGACGATAGGTAAAATAAGTACGGCCGTATCGGGTCTTCAAAAATCAAGGGGGTCTATGAAACGTACTATGATCAAAACGAGACAGGAAATTAAGATCGTCCAATACAGCGTGGTGTGCGCTCTATTGGCTGAGAAATTTGGGGACAACCCACCTTTAGCTATGTTTTTTGTTTTGTGTACCTTGTGGTTTACTTTTCGTAAAAATCAATAGATTTCTTACCATTCTTCTTGGGCTTATCGGCTTTTTTAATCAGCCTGTTATGTTCATCGAAGTATCCCTTCATACGATGCTGTTCATCACGGAAAATATCAGAGACCTTCTCCTTGATCTTGTCCACGTCAGTATCACGTTCCTTTTGGATCTTCTTACTAAGCCTCTTGAACCCTTTATTTTTCTTGTCAGCGGCGAATACGGTCATTGTATTTGTGATGGCGAGCATTTACTTTGTATCGATATTTAAATTTAAACGTTTTAACTTTTCCTCAAATTCCCTGCGCTCCCCCGGGGATTTAATGATCTCTCCATGTTTAAGAGCCCTGATTTCTGGACCAGTTAATTGAATTGCGTCTACTCTGAAATCTTTAAACGCCCTCATAGTGATAGGTACGAGAGGCTCTATGAGATCGTAGATAGCTCGCGCGTAATCCTGGATCTCTTTCTGTGCATGGGAATCCATTCGAAGGTGGAGATAATGCATGAGATTATGAAGGTTAATCTTCCAATAGAACTCTGTGTACGTCGATTGAGGAAGATTTCCCCTGGCCTGCTCCCGACAGCATCCATCTTCCAGAAGTTTCTCATAAATATCGAACGAATTTTCCAGATGCGAATGCATACCATTTTGATCAATGTCCACCACACCTTCCGACCCCTGATGGTTTATCTCTGACTGACCCCTAAGTTCGGAAGGTTCGTAATATTCTTTCGGAACAATCGAATACCTGGCGGACATCTCATTCACACTCGCGGTACGATGGCGAAGATGTTGCCGAGCAATATAAATGGGCATCTTAATATGAAACTTGAACTCGACCATCTCAAACGGGGTCGTGTGCCAATGACGCAATAAATATCGTAAAAGTCCCGTGTCCCCTCGAGAAGTTTTCGTTCCGTCTCCATACGATACCCGTGCGGCTTGTACGATCGAATTATCGAGATTTTCTCTGGGCATATGGTCGACCAATCGGACGAAGCCGTGATCGAGTACTTTGATTTCCATTATATTTCATTATGGATTTACTTCTTTAAGAGTTTAAAACAAAGATTCGCATGTGTACATATATGGAACCCTCGTTAGATACATGGATTCAAATTCGAGACACCACAAAAAAGTTTAATATACCGTATTTCTCACTTCGTATATGTTGCAATCAAAAGGTCAACGGTGAATTATCGCTCCTAAAATCTATAGTAAAAAATACACCAAATGCGACAATTTTTGATGTAGGGGCTACCGGATCACAGTTTCCAAAGGATATCGATGACTCAATGTCGCTTCATTTATTTGATCCGGAGTTTAAACCTTCTGGAGACGCGTTTAAAAACGATTCCACATACATCATGTACAAGGAACCCGTAGATTACGATAAACCTAATATACACGTAAACAAAAGTATCGTGGATGCCGATGAAAATTCGCTCCAAAAATATTGTGAGTCTCGTAACATTAAGCACATAGACTTTTTGAAGATTGATACGGATGGTCACGATTTCGGTGTTCTAGATGGACTTGGAAATATTACGGTGGATATGGTTCAATTTGAGTACGACAATTTTTACCGACTCCATTCAATCGATATAAAAGATATGTTTAAACGTCTCGAAGGATGGCATTTTTTCTACATTTTACCGAGCGGACTTGTACCCATAACTGAGATGCGCGACGATTACATTTACACGAACATCTTCGCTTCTAAAGAATACCCTAATGACATTATCAAAGATTACGTGCCAGTGATGAACGGTACCATAGTCAATACAAAACATGTCGGAGAGTTTATATGCGAAATGTTTTGGGAGATGCGTGGTATAACTCCAGAAAATATAAAAAATGTTCATTGTATCATGAACGAGGAAGAGGATAGAATTGATATAAATTGGAACCTAAAACAAGCCCTCGAGAATTATCACGGTATATATTCAAGATAATTCCCCTACTAGATCATCTATGCATCGATAATACCTTTTGAGATCTTTCATGAATCTTTTATTATTCTCTAGACATTCACACTCGGGACTATTTTTATATATGTACGCGAGGTTACATTTGGAATATTTAGTACGCTTTTGATTTTCGTTAGGTTTTCTGGGAACAAGTTTCTTCACAATCTTTTCCTTTTTCTTGGGCTCTACCCGCTTCGTGAAACTTATAGCTTGCATGACAGTATCCGCTAAATCGTCCTTCTTCTTAGACTTCATAAATGTTTCTATCCAATGTTTATTCGTATCATCTCTGCGTAAAAATGCTTCACATCTTTCTATGGATACCTTTTTACGTTTCGTATACTGCGCCTTTCCCGGGCCTACTACATCAGGAATTTTAAACTTCGCATCGTATATGATCGTCTCAGATTTTGGAGCTTTTATCACGAAATATGCATGTAAAAAGTGTTCGACCATTTTCATTTTTTTATTA